CGTCAGTATAGGTCGCGTAGGGGTTCAGGTTTGCGCCAGTCGGCACAGCCATCGTAGGCAGACCAAATGCTTCACCGCCCATGTTACCACTTTGGATAGCGGCGATCTGACCCGGCTGCATCCCAGCGACTGTATCGCCAGTATAGGCAATAGGTCCAAGTTGGCCTACTTTCCGTGCCATATTCAGATTTTCCAGCGCAAACTTCCGCAGTTCTGGATCAATCTCAGTCTTCTCAGTGCTTTTACCGCCAAGGCTCATGGTTCGATGCTCCTAACACAAGTTGTGAACTGCTCTGTCCAGCCGCCGCTGACTAGAACTCTTGACCACCCTTTGCGGCCTGAGAGAGTCAGTTTACAGCAACCAGCGTCACGAGCAGCCTGTTCGATTGTCGGTATCGTGTCCACAATCTCAGTCAGGTCGCCCCCTGCGGCAAAGACATGATAATGCTTTTGACGCGGATACTCAACAATTTCAGTGAGGGCGACACTATTCTTTGTAGACCATAGGCGAAGTCTGCCTGTAAGCACCATTGTAGTCAGATCATCAAAGGTGTGCGTCCCGCCATTATGCTCCATTGCCGCCTCTAATTCAGGGCGAAAACGATCCAAAATGTCGAGCAATTTCCTGACTTCAGAGGAGACGCTCATGTCGGCACACGATTGATCGCCATAGTCACAGACGGAGAGGCAGGGGCGTATCCAGTGGCTGCGTGGGCTTCGAGGAAGGCGCTAGTGCTACTGGTTGCCCACATGGCTTCGAGGTAGTCGCCAGCAGCAAACTGAAACAAGCTGTCCCGCGATATAACTGTAGTGGCCCCGTTATTATGTAGTGACGCCACCATTGTGCTGCCGCTTACGTTGGTCCCGTTTACTTTCGGCCAGAAGCGCATCTCAACAGTAGAGGCGGAGGACGAGGCCAGTTGTGCCGTAAACGACAGGCGGTAAAGCCCAGCATTGGCAAAGACAATCCGAGTCAGGTTTCCTGTAGCACGGCTAATCCCAGTGGCAAAGGCAGGAGCATCGAACAGGATTGCGTAAGCAGTATTAACGGCGGCTGCGGTTACTGCTGTAGCCCTACCAAAAAGTGCATTGCCAACGCCGTAAGTGTAGTCAGCGACTGCTAGACGATGCCACGCATCGTCCTTTGATACGACAGGGTAGCCATCCTGATCCCACATCAGGAGGCCGTCAGTCGTCGCTTTCTCGTCGCCTATTTGCTTCTGCATCAGAACAGTCTGAGCGTTCACTGCACCGCTTGTGGTATCGCGCAAAAAGTTGTGAACGTCAGTCGCCCAGCGCGACAACGTGCTAGAAGTCGGTGCAGGAACGATGAAGCTACTTCTCATCGAATACCACCAGTTTTGACATTCGCCCGCATTGTGCCGATTTGCCAGCCAGCGGCGCGGCCCTCAAAACGCAAAGCAAACTGCCGCCCTCGCGCTCTGACTGGCGTTGGTCCAGTCAGCGTGTAGGGGCCATAGTCTGTTTCCGACAGGTTTGGCATATCTTGGGTCTTGATCGTCAGCGTCACATCGCCAGCGACTGCCTCGTCAGGATAGAGGTAGTCGATAAAGGCTTGGCGGTCGCCTTGCCCAAGTTCGATTGGTCCCGTCTCGCAGTAGGGGATAACGCCGTCCGTGATGGCGGTTCCGGGCAGTTCGTGGTTGTAGAGCAGCCCGTCTGCCGTAATCAGCAAAGGATAGGCCAAGGCAGCGTTGTCGATGCCTACGCCGCGAGGCAGCTTACCTTTGGTCCAGTGATTAGCAGAGAAGTCGTAGCACACATAGGCGTCAGGTTCGCCAGTGGTGCTGGATTTCGACTGGTAGAGCCACCAGACTTCGTTAAAGCCGCGCAGGGCGAAGCCGTAGGTCTTGCTGTATTCGGTGTCGCTAATGTCGTTGTGGAAGAAGTCGATAATGTCTGACTCTAGCTTGTGCAGAGAGCCGTCATACATCCAGAAGTTTCGGTCGCCAGCCCACATAGCAAAGCGGGCCGTAGTCACAAGAGAAGTTGGCGATAGCAGCCCGTTGTTGTCCCCGACCCGATCAAAGCCGTAGATGTAAGGCGGACCAAGGTAGCGACCAGCGTAGACTTCGTTCTGACTGATGATGAGTAGTTCGTTCATAATCTGCGTGATCGCCAGCAATGGCCCAGTTCCGGCCAAAGTCAGACTGCCAGCTTGGTTTGTGACGGCTGGCGTCCAGTTGGTGTTGTCTTCAGAGGCCGACCACTGCACGATCCGAGGGTCTGTCTCATTGCCAATGCCCATGACGATCCGCTCGTCAGTCACAAGGAAGTCTTGCATCCCGTCTGGAGAGGTAGAAATAGGTAACGCAGCCGCTGTTCCTACAGTCCATTCATACAGCTTTCCGTCTCCACGGAATTGAGCCAATAGTTTTTCGCCCCATGCAGCAAAGTCCCATGACGCTACTGGAGTAGGAATAGCGCCTGAAAACGTGCGAGGAGTGCCGTAAGAGGACAGGCCATAGGAGAATGTGCCGTAGCCCACAGCCAAGCCTGAATCGCGCGAGGCAGGAGTGAAGCCAGCGGGTGTGATAGTGGATTTTGCGCCGGACGAGTTGATGTAGTAAAGAGCGCGATTTGTGCCGACGACAATGTGTCGCGCCCCTGCGTTATCAGTCCAAGCGAAAATGTTGCGCGGTGCTTCGATTGCGGCGTTGTTATAAAGGGCTGGAATGTTCTCGCCCGTCGAGTTTTTCCGCCGTTCCCAGCCGCCGACTACACGGATCGACCCGTCTTTCCAGCGCACCAGATTGGAGTCAGCCCACCGCAGTTTCCCGCCGTAGGCTGTGCCGTTCTTGTAAAGGCCCGGTTGTAGGCTGATAGGAACTAGAGGCATGGCAAAACTCCTTGTTGCCTGACTATAGCTTAAGCCAAGAGTTTAGCCAATGTCTTAGGTCCGACAATGCCGTCCGCAGCCAAGCCGTTGGCAGCTTGCCATTTTTTGACTGCTGACTCAGTGCCGGGACCAAACACGCCGTCATCTTCGAGGCCCAGTTCGGCTTGCAGCCGCTTGACGTTTTCGCCTGTCGAGCCTTTCTTCAGGACGCCGGGAATGGCGGCGGCACTGGTAATTGGTGCAGGAGCAGCGCCACCTAGCACTTTCAAGGCGTCCTCATAGTGCTTGCGGCGGTCTTCGAGGCCGATAGTCCCACCATTGACCAGCTTGGTCATCTTTACAATGTCGCCCTCGTCACAGGCGATGTTGATCTTTCGGCTGGCCCAATACCAACAAGCTGACTCAAGTGCGCCCTTTTTGGTCTGCACATAGTCGATGACTTGTTCAGGCGACATCCCAACTGACTTACCAAAGCTGGTGTAGTTTTCACGACCAGTCAGTTGGACCACGCCGCGCCCACGGAATTTGAATCCGTCACCAGACGCTGTATCGCCGTTAGCCATGCGGTTGGCGTAGATGACGTTGGCGATCTTTTCTGGCTGTTTGGCGTAGTCAGCAGCGTTGCGCCCTGCCTTTGAGAAGTATTTCGAGAACAGCTTTTCCAAAGTTTCGGCCCGATAGTTGAGGTTTTCGGACAAAACAGTGAAATTCATAGACTCGTGGCCGCACTGCGCGAAGAAGCCAGCAATGCGGTTTGGCGTGTTGATTTCGTATTTAGGTAGGATTTCCAAGGCGGCATCCGCCCAAGCGGCGGCATCTGCGTTGCCATGCAGAATGTGGATGATGTGGTCCTTAGTCAGCGTCATTTCTTCTTTCCTACGCCTTTGGCAACAGCACCAAGCAGATCACCAACATTGCCAGTGGTAGCAATCTTAATGGCGTCTTCTACTGGGTCAGGCAGATCGACCTTATCCAGCACAGCATCAACGGCCTTTTCTTTCAGCTTGCGGCCCACCAAAGCGCCTACGAGTCTACCAATCATTCGGATGGTCCTTCTTCTGGAGTTTTGTTGCGGTTATTGCCAGCCGCCATGACGCCGCCCAAAGCCCCGACAATGAAGGAAGCGATGGGGGTCAGTAGTTCAAAGAACTTGCGGTCGTTTTCGCTGCTCTCGCCCATTGGTTGAGTCACGAAAACCAGCGAATAGAGGATGACGAAAATCGTGCCGCCAAGGATGACAGTCAGCGCCACGCCAATGAAGTAGCGCAGCTTTGCTTCCATCTCATCAGGATCGTGCTTACCCATTTACCCCTCCAATCAGGTCTTCAGGACATTGTTTTGTCGCCGTGCAGATCGGCGGTTTGCATTCAGGCCAACCCCACTTGTTCGGGTCTTGGCATGGATAGCGATAGAATCCGTCTTGCGACACCCAAAAGATAGCCACTATCGCCGCAGCAAATAGGAGCCAGATGATCTTCTCTTTCATTGCGCCCTCACTGAATCGGGTTCTTGCTTAGATCGTCCATCGCTTTCCAGAGGTCTTCGATGTCGCGGTCATACTTGTCGAGATTGTCTTTCAAGTCAGACGTAATAGCATCTGACTTCTCCACAGAGGAGCGCAAGTCAAGCAGAGCCTTCTGCTGCTCCAAAATAGTTTCCATCTGTGTCCCAATGGACGACAGTTTGGGCGCGAGGCCGCGCACATCATTGTCTTGGATGGCTTGTTCGAGCGTCTGCACACGGCTTTCCATGTCCGTGATGGCGTTGACGCTCTCCTCGACGGCCCAGAAGCGGTTCACAGTGTCGTAGGCGTAGTAGATGCCTCCAGACAAGCCAGAAAGGACTGGTAAGGCGACCGCCAGATACCAGCCCTTGAAATCGAAGCCGCCAATCTTGATGGAGGTTCCGCTGTCTTCGTCACTCACGAGCCATACCCTGCATTGTAGATGTCTTCAGCACTTACGCCATTGCCAGCCAAGAAGCCTTGGAAGCCGAGGCCAAAGGTGTTTCCGGCGCTGACGTTCAAGATGTCCGCCGTTGCGCTGTAGGCAGCAAAGCCGCCGTAGAGGTTCACGTTGGCGCTGGCGGCGTAGTTATCGACAGTCGAAGTCAGCATCGTGTTGTTGGCCGCAGCCAAGAACGCGCCAGCCTCACGAGCGTATTCCTGCACCGAGGCCAAGGCGCTGTTGTAGTCGCCCTGCTCTGCGTCTGTGATGGTCATTTCAGGCGAGTTTTCCAGTATGGTCTGGAACGCCTGTTGCTCTGCCACAGTGTCGGCTGACGCCGCCATATCGGCCACAGCAGAGGCAGTTGCGAGAACTAGCGTGGCGCTGACTAGGTTATCGACCGAGGCGCTCAAGTTCTGCATGGCCTGATCGTGCTTGTCCATGAACAGTTCGTGCGCTCCGTAGTAGTTGGCGTCGATGACTGCCTGAATGGCGTTGTTATAGTTGTTCTGCATGGTGTCGCTGATCGCCGCCGTCTGCATGACGCCAGTGTTCAGAATGTCGCCATTGGCGGCGGCTTGGGTAGCCCCTGCCATGAGAATTTGGGAGGCGCTAATCTGTCCCAGAATCGCTTGGGCTGACTGGTTGAGGTTTGTCATTGTCTGCTCCGCCAGCACCTGTGTTGCGGCGGAAACGCTCAGAAAGGCTAGGGCCAGTGTTTTGGTCGATTTCAACATCGGGCAGTTCCTCTCCCATCATCAAAAATGTGTCCCAGAAAGTCTGGTCGTCAGCATATCCTACCACATAAATGAAGGGCTGACTACGCATTGTGATGTAGGCGTCCCTACCCATCATCAGCTTTCCAGCAGCAATGGAGTAGACAGGGCAGGGCGTTGAGGCGAGCGCCATCGCTTTGAAGATGGCAGGATTGCCGCACATAAGGGAGATACCGCTGACTTGGAGGCCCAGTCCGCCAGTGTCTTGTGGCGTTCCGAGAAGTCGGCTGTCCTTTCTACGATTGCACTCAGGGTCTTGGATCATTTTTCCGTCAGCTTTGCCAAAAATACTGATCTGGAAGGCTTGCTGAATCGGGATGAGGCAGGAGTCATTGCCGCCGCCGCCCATGACTGTAGGGGCTGCGGCAGTGGGAACGGGCTGACTGAACGGAGAGGAGCCAGCGCCATTGTAGTTCTTGGTTTCATTGGTGGTGGGATTGTTGCTACCAACAGTGGAATTGGTGTTGCCGCTGTTGGTATTAAGATCACCAGTGACTTGCGCTGCGGCAGGGCCTAGTAAAGCGAGCAGACTTCCCCAAGCGATGAACGCACAGATAGATCGCCGCCACACATCAAGGCGTCCCCAGCGTCGAACTGGCCCATGTAATAGAGCGTTTGCGCGTTCTGCCTGATCTCGCATTGGGTGTCTCCCTCTGGGCAAGCAGTCGTATAAGCGATTGATGTGACAGCGATAGGGCCGCATGAGGCAAGGAGCAGCAAGGGAAGCCACTTCATTTCCGCAACACCCCTTCGATTGTGTCTAATTTCTCGAAAATACGGCGAAAATTCTCGCGCATTTCTTTAAATTCTCTGTCGTGTGCCTCTTTGTTGGCCTCGTGGACTGCTTGCAGCACGGCGATCTGGGTCGCATGGCTCTGCTGTGTGCGATACATCATCAGCAGACCAGCCGAGACAGGCACGACGACCCACTGCATGACTGCGTTTATGAGGTCGAGAAATTCCATGACTAATCCTTACCGCAAGCAGCCTAAGCCCATATACATTGTGGCGGTTGCAGCAACTGACACAGTGTAGGTTCCGGCGTCAGAAGCGTCTCTATGCCCAGTAGCCCACCCGTAGCTTGAACCATTGTCGCCTTCCGCATCGCGGGTAGCCCCAGTGAACGCTGGCGATTGGTTGTCGTTGTTCAGCCACACAGGCACAAAAATTAGGCCGTCCTGCGGTATGACAATGCTCGCGGATGACGGAGCGCCGCTGTTGTAAGTCACAGAGCGCCAGATCGGGCTTTCTAGCCCGTAGACTGCATACATAGCCGCCATACCGCTAGAGCCAGTCGTGCCGCCGACAGAGAAGGTTGGAACAGCAGTAACAGTGGTCCCAGTCGGCACATAGGCGCAAGCAAAGGAGGCCGCGCCGGAATTTGCTACTTCTGCCGCCACGCCGTTTATCAGACAGGACGTCATTACGGCAGTCGTGTTTGTGCTTCCGATATAGACAATGAAGCGGTCATTGGCTTCAGTCGATGACGCACTTCTTGTAGAGGCGTTGCCAAATGGAAAGCCAGCCAGATACGTCACAGTTGGGATTTTACTAAATGGCGGAACCACAGGCATTAGCGGGAAGGTCATTGCATTGCCACCACGTTGGCGAATTTGAAGCCGTTGCAGACTGTGATGTATAGCAAGAAGTCATCGCCGTTTGTTGTGGTGAAGGGCGATCCAGACGTCTTGTTGAAGCCGGACAACGTAATGGTCCCTGCGGAAGCGTTGTTGGTGATCTGGATAACCATTGTGAAGCTGCCGCCAGTGGGCGCGGCCAGCGTAAACGCCCCGCCGTTGACGATGTAGCGCATATTGCCGCCAGCGGTTGCCGGAGTGTAAGTCCCAGTGCTTTTGGTTCCATCGTCCACCGCAGTCGTCGTGACGCCAGCAGTGCGCGTCTCGTCTGTGTCTTGTGACGAAATAACAGTGCGTCCTGCTAGTAGCGAAAGATCAGCCGCGCTTGCAAGAAGGTCTTGTCCACCAAAGCGCAAGTTGCCCCAGCGCACTGTGCCAGTGGTCGGGCTTGTCCCCAATGTAGCAGTCGTTCCAGCAAACGTAACAGTGGAAGCCCCAACAGCTTTTGTCGAAGCCGTAACGACAAAAGTTTTATTGAAGTTGTTTGGCGTAGCTGGCGTGGTTGTCACACCAGTAAACGATACAGTTGCCCCAACAGGAATAAGGATGTCAGCATTGAAAGTGGCAGTGAACGTGGACGCACCAGTAGCCCAGCTAGTGACTGAAGCAGACGAACCGATGTTTAGGTTGCCGTTGGTCGCGTAAGTCAGATAGGACGATCCAGTCAGCTTTCCTGCCAGATTGTAGGTGATCTGCGTAGTCGAAGTCAGCCTTGTGTCAATCAGCATATTTAAGTCGGCTGCAACAGCAGTCACGCCGTCAAGGATGTTCAACTCAGCCGCAGTAGCAGTTACGCCGTCGAGGATGTTTAGTTCAGCAGCGGTCGAAGTGACGGCTGTGCCGTCGATCTTCCAGAGTCCGCCAGATAGGTTTGGTTTGGCTTTTTGAGCGCCAGTGCCGCCGAGCAGGGCGTCCACAGCATCCAGATCGGTGTTGATCTTGGTCCCCCAAGTGTCCGAACTGGCCCCAACTTCTGGTTTCGTCAAGCCGTAGTTAGTTGTGGTTGTATCGGCCATTCGTCCTATCCTTGTTCGGTCCACGCTGACTCGTCAGCGGCTTGTGGGGTCCAGCCACCCGACGATGGGGGCTGTAGAGTCCAACCAGATGCCCCTGCATTTTGTGCCGTCCAAGTGTCGGTAGACGGCGATTGTGGGGTCCAGTCTTCGATCTGCGCGGGGTCATCTTCCCATTTTTTGCGGGCAAATGCAACAAACGTGAGCGCACTCGCTATATTTGAGGCTGCAAGCGCGATACGTTGGGCAGAAGTAGCCAGTTCTGACTGGATACTAATGTTCGTTCCAGACAGATAAATAGCAAGTGCAGTGGCAGAAGTCTGCGAAGTCAGGTCGATGAAACTGTTGCCCAGCAGCACTTTTTGTGCCGCTACAGTCGTCGTTGACGTTAAGGGAATTGTCGCCGTAGCCAAAGTGATAATGGCGGAGTCAGACACAACAGATAGTGTGATTGGTATATCGGACGCAACATTTTGTATGCGAGTAGCGCTTGCCGTAACGTCTGACTGGAGCGTGATTGCAGATGCAAAATTAGTGGCATCGCCTACGGCGTAGCCTTCTATCCAGTAATCAGGCTCGACGTAATACGGCGCGGTCATACTTTACTCCGCAGGATAAGGAAAACGAGTCTTGATTTCTGCGACTTTGGCGAGCCATTCTTCAGTTGTTGCTTCGCTGCGCTGGGCCATAAAAAACAATGGGTCAGCTTCAGCGCGGTAGGCATCTGCACGAGCGGCTTGCTGCTGCTCTTGCGTAACAGCGACAACGACTGTTTCTTCTATGGGCGCGGCTTCAAGAGAATACGGGCCATAAGACCAGCCAGCCTCGGCTGGGGAAACCCTGTCGCCATTCGGCAAATCTACCCATCCGCCTTCAGAGACAGCGGCCACAAAGACACCATTTTCCTTTAAGTGTAGCGTCATCGTGTTGTCCCTTCTTTACCCATAAGCCCATCTTACGGCTTTAATAAAACAGCCTGTTGCTGTACCAGTTGGTGTCATTGTGACAAGTCCAGCGGTTGTTCGGTAAACCAGCCCATGTTGACAGCCATCATACCAGTTTTGCTTGCAACTTGCGATCAAAGTGCCCGCCGACTGCGTGATGTTGTTAGCCGAACTGTCGTTAGAATTGTAGCAGGAGTAAGTGACTAACTCATTTGCATTTATGGATACGGAAACAGCCGCACTGGTTCCGCCACTTGTAAGCCCTGCCGGAGTCCATCTTCCGGGGACAATGTAGATGGCCCCGGCGGTCAATTGGTTGGACCCACCTCCCACCGGGAAGTTTGCGGCGGCAACAGTGATTTTTTGCGGCTGCAAATCCACATAGCCGTAAGCCATTCCAACATAACCAGCGGCTACGTTTGTGTTACCTTGGGCGTTGTAATATTGCGTGACTGAGACAGCAGCGCCGTTTACTGTAGGCGACGATATGAGGGCCGAACTACCGCTGTTCCTTGCCCCAAAGTATATGATGGTGCAGCCGTTTACAAAGCCTGTTGGGGCGGCAATTGAAGTGTTGAAAGTTCCAAGCGATTGGCCTTCTTCACCACTTGCCAACCCGTTGCGGTCTGTTCGCGTATCAAAGACTGTCCCTGTCTTATTTGTCAGAGAAAACAGGTTCAGGTAGTTGTTGTAGGCATAGTCAACCACTTCTGACTGACTGAGTATTTTCACAGGAGATGGCAGCGGCATTACAGGGAAACTCATTGCAGCGCCACCACGTTAGCCAGAGTGTGGCCGTTGATCTTTGTGATGTTCACAAGGAACTCGCTGCCGTTGGTTGTGGTGAATGCGTCCCCAACAGTGCGGTTAAATCCAGACAAAGTGATCGCGCTTGCAGTTGCGCTGTTCATAACCAAGACCACGAGGGTGTAGTCACCAGCAACACTCGGCGCGGCAAAGGTAAATGCGCCGCTGTTGGTGATAACCTTCATGTTGCCGCCCACAGGAGTAGGCGTATATGTGCCAGAGGAGAACGTCCCATCATTGTCTGCTGTCGTGGTAACGCCGTCAGAAACAGTCGCAGCGGGAAGACCTACAGTGCCAGTGAAGGTAGGAGATGCAGTAGCAGCTTTAGCGTTTAGCTGTGTTTGAATGGCAGATGTTACACCATCTACATAACCAAGTTCAGTTGCAGTCAGACCAGCAGGAATACCAGCTAGGACGTTCAATTCAGTCGCCGTAGCAGTAATGGCCGTTCCGTTAAGGCTGATTGTGCCAGTAAAAGCAGGAGACGCTAGATTAGCTTTACCAGCAATGTCGTTTGCGATCTCTGCGTTTACAAAAGCTGTTGTGGCGATTTGCGTAGTGTTAGTCCCAACCGCCGCAGTAGTAGACGTAGGTGTCCCTGTCAAAGCAGGAGAAGCAGTTTCTGCTTTTCCGCTGTTCAAATTGGTAAAGTTAGCGTCCACCTCGTTGTGCGTGAGTGGACTGCCTTTACCCGCACGAGTGACGATAGTTACCATGTCAAAATCAATCCAAAGTGATGTCTAGGTCGCCCGCAGGAACGCGCAAAACGTCCCCAGTCGCAATGGTTTTTGAGGCAGTCAGGTCGCCGTAGGCGATGAGAGTGCCGCCAGTGACTGCGGTAAAGACGCCTACAGCTACAATCGTTCCCCACGAACTTCCAGCGGTCGGGTATTCGACGTTAGCAGTGTTTGTAGCTAGGTTGCCGGATACGCTCATGGTGAATGACTGGCGGGCGTAAGAAGTGCCGCTGCATTCCGTGCCGCCGCCGCCCTCGCCGGGAGCAACAGTGTAAAGAGCCAGATACCAAGCCGTTGGGCGCGTAACTGAGGTCGTGGTGAATAGCCACTCAAGCGTGGTCGTTTCAAAGGCGTTTGACAGGCTCATGCGACAACTCCCGGCATTGGGGCGCGTAGCGGACTACCCGCATAACGACGACCAGCTTCAGCATTCATAACGGACGCAAGCGTCTCGTCGTATTCGTTCTTCCATAATGCCACACGTTCATCCTCTTTCAAATAGGCAGGAGTGTGGCGCAGAACGGCGTAGGTGTAGAGATCGAGATGGTCATCGGCCAGCCAAGAAGCGTTGGTCGTCGCAAAGTCAGGGATTTTGCTGTAGTAAGTCATAATGATCGACCGCGCAGGATTGTCAGTCGCCGCCATAGGCCCGACGAAATACAGGGCGTCATTGGCAATTGTGTAGATCGGCTGGAAGACCGAGGCATTCGCCAGTTTGATGCGCTCGCGTTCGTAAGGCGAGACATACTGCATGGGAGCAGGAGGACTATCAGATGTGATTGTCCGCATCTCCAGATAATTGGCCGGAAGGGTGATTGAGTCAGCAATCAAGTCAGCGTCAGCGACAACAACCATACGTTGAATCCGCAAATCGCGGTTCAGTCGGGCGTGGGCCATGTTGACCATATTGTCGAGGTCTGCCTCGAACACTGTGTCGCCATTGCGCCAAACAAACCGCGCAAGGTAGGCTTTGAAGGCAGCGTAATTCATTTCTGATGCACCCTGAGTCG